CGTGGCCGAGGAGGCCCTCCGTGCCTGGAGCGAGGTGCTGGCCGCCGCCCGGGACCTGCAGTTCCCCGCCCAGGTGCTGGAGGCCAGCACCGAAGGGGCCCTGCTGCTGCTCCAGCGGGGCGAGAAGCTCGGTGCGCGGTCCCGCATGTGTAAACCGGCGGCGGGATTGGCGCGACACTTGCAGACAGATTGGCGCGACAAATAACATGCGCGGGTGGATATCAGGAGGTGATACCCATCGGCAGATCGCCGATGACGACGCTCACCCAATCCACGGTGCAGGTCCCGTTGGTAGCGCCCGTGTCGCCATAGATGATGATCCTCGCAGCAGTAGCAGCTGCGTCGATCCTACGTCTGATCACGAGGTAGCGGAATGCTCCCTGTCCATACGTCGTAGAGGTGCTGGTGACAGAGCCGACCGAATCGGCAATCGACACGCGCCCCACCGATGAGGCGCTTGACGCCGGAACATAGATTCGGACTACCGCCGTGACCCATCGACCCTTGACGGCCTTGAGCGGGAGTGTGTAGGCCACGGACCCAGCGACGCCGCCTGTCGCCGTGATCTTCATCGCGTAGCCATTGATGCTCTCGTAGTCGGTCGTATCCTTTGCGACCGTCGGGGTGTTGTTCCAGAGCGTCCACCCGTCAGGGAGAGCACCGCTCCACGCCGCGAACGTCCCGTTCTTGACGACCTGAGCCCCGGCTCGAGCGAGCAGCGATGGCTGTCGTGACCGGATGGTCGAGCCGCGCTGGAAGGTCAATGCGCGGAGAACCTCGTTCACCCAGAGTTGAGAACCGGCAGCGTTCGGATGGATCGTGTCGGTCATCAGGTCGGTTGACCACGCGGTCCCGTAGTCAATGAATGCCTGATAGACGTCGATTGCTCCGTATCCGAGTTGCTGGATGAGCCTCATGTATGCAGAGCGCCGGAGCGCCTGATAGTTGTTATCGGTCTGCGGGTTCTGGAGGATGCACACGATGCCCGCGCCTCCGCAATCCAGGTTCACACCCTCCGTCAGAGCGAGGTATTCGGGAGCCCAGCGATCAACCTCTGTGCCCTGATTGTGGCCGTAATTGATGAATACGAGGTCCGGCTGGAGGTCCCGCACAATTGCAGCGAAGTTGCTCCCGAGCGCGTAGTGGGTGTTCATACCAGCCACGGAGCCATTGTAGACGGTGAGCGTGTTCGCGCCGGAGCCCGTGGTGATGGTCGATGGCGCTGGATAGCTTTTCGTGCCATCGCTCCAAAGCGAATATTTGACCGTGTAGGCCGGGAACCTCGCGCCGAGGGCCTGCGTCAGGAGGTATACCCATTCGTTCGCATCGTTGCCCGTGCTATCGCCCAGGACGGCAATGGAGGCGTTCTCCTGATTCGCCGTGAGCTTCGCGAGAAGCGGCTGGGCCTGCGCCTGCGCCGCATAGATCCGGTCCATCGTCCCGTCATCAAGCGAGCGGACGAACGACGTCCCATCGTGCCGGAGATATGCGTTCTCCGTGCTCGAGTAGACCTGCCATCCGCGCTTGGGCGCGTAGAACTCGTAGGCCGACATTAGGCTCGACCAACGACTCACCTTCCCACCCTGCCCGGCGTAGGCACCTGTGGGGGCGGCGCCGACGATCTGGAGGTCACCGTCGGCTGGGCTGACGGGGGGGGTGTTGATGAGGTAACCCGTCACCCGCGGCATGATGAGGCCATCGAGGCCGCGGAGTAGGGTCATCAATTGGCTGTGGTGGGCCTCACCTGCGAGGCCATTGACCATGAGGCCGAGGTTGGGGCCGTTGGTGATGCTCATGACTGGACTCCTCCGAGGTATTGGCCGAGGGTCATGCCGAGGCCCGTCATCACCACGGCATCGGTGCGGGCCTCGGCGCTGGCGCCGTTGACGGTGCTGGCCTGGATGCCGATCTCGACGGGCTGGGTGCCGTCGGTGCTGTCGGCCACGCGCATGGCCCCGGTGTAGGTGGCGGTGTCGGCGGTGCTGCCCGTGGCGAGGGTGCGCTTGAGGACGCCGCCCACGTAGACCTTGATGGTGTAGGTGCCCTCGGGCGCCGATGCCGCAGGGTCGTCCTGGGGGATGACCTCCGCCTGGGTGAGGCGGTTCCGGTGCCGCCAGGTGGCCACCAGGTCGCCGACGGTGGTGGTCAGGGCGTCCACGCCCTGGATCCGCGGCAGCGCGGGCGGGTAGGGCTTGGCGGCTCGGCCGGTGATGGTGAGCAGGCTGTCACTGGCGCTGGCGATGGGCAGGACGCCCCGGAAGCCGCTGGGCAACAGGCGGGCCCGTAGCTGATCAGCCACCGCCCAGACGTCCTCCGTGGTGGCCTGGCCGTAGGCGCCGAACCAGAGCCGCTCCCCGATGCTGTGGGCCTTGGACACCGTGTCCAGCACCCCGCGCCAGACACCCTTGCACGTCCAGGTGCCGTTGCCGTTGTTGATGATCTGGCGGATCGCCAGGGCCTCACCGGTCTCGAAGTAGGCCAGGTTGGCCCCCATGCGCAGCTCGGCATCCAGCACCGTCGCGAGGCCAGCCAGGTCCACCCCCCCCGCCACGACCAAGGCACCGCTTTCGTCTACGGGGCCCGTCACGCCGTAGGCCTGGGTGAGCGTCCCCACGGGCGCGAAGGCCTGGGCGGTGCCCCGGTAGCTGTAGTCGGCATCCGCAGCGGGCAGAGTCTTCTTCGCCCAGATCTCGTAACCCTGGCAGCTGCCGTTGGGCCGCTGTCCCATGATCAGCAGCTTGGCCGCATCCTGCCGCGTCAGGTGATAGGGCGCCTCGGCCACCAGCTGCGCCGGGCATGGCGCAGGTGCCTGCACCGGATCTACCCAACCTGAGGCCGCCGGGGCACCGTAGAGCGCCGTGCCCAGGCTGAACACATCCTTCAGGAAGCTGACGCGGATCGCCCCGTTGTGCAGGTCGCCGACGGTCACCCGCAGCACGCGGCACACCACACCCGAGAGGCCCAGGGGCGCCCAGTTCAGCACGAAGACATCCCCAGGTCGCAGCGTGCGGGCCCTGCGGTTGCAGACAAGGTCGCCCTTGGCCAGGCTGGTGCTGATGGCCCGCAGATCCCGATCAGCCACCTTCGCCGCCAGGGCCTCCGTGCTGATCATCGGATACGACAAGGACTGGTTGATCACCGCGTCCTGATACCGGATGTTGGCGAAGGCCTGGGCCTGCACCTGGCGGCTGGCAAAGTTGGAGGCCCGGCGCGTGTAGCTCACCTGAACCTGGTTCGTCGATTCATCCAAAGCCACTTCGGTGTAGCCCTCAAGGGCATCGATCACCGTCTGATCCAGCACGGGCAGGGTCGCCACGTCGTAGCCGCTACGGGCCAGGGTCATGCGCCACAGGCCCGTGGAGAAGTCGAGATAGCAGGCACCATCGATGGTGCGCAGGAGCTGCTCGATGAACGACCGGGCGTCCCCGCTTTCCCACACGCCGCTGATGCCAAAACCCTCGTTGGCCAGCGCCTGGGCGCACGCCTGGAAGCTGGCCACATCCACCAGCGCTGCCGGCTGGGACATGCCGCACTCCGGGGAGGTTAGCACCTCGTAGATCACCTCGGCGGCGTTCGCGTCGCCGCCCAGGTTGGTGACCGCCGCCGACAAGCCCAGGTTTGACGGAAGGCGGCGGACCACGGCGCCAATGGGGGCGATGCGCGTGGACGTGCCCAGGTAGCCCGCCTCACCTCCAGCGGTTGGCCCACGCCACACCAGCGTGGCCACGCCACGCCAGGCCGGCAGGGGCGAGCCCAGCACCGCCTGCAGGTAGCTATCCACCTCCTGTGAGGCGGAGCCGGGCAGGAAGTTGATGGTTCCGGCCAGCCCGCCGCCACTGTCCTCACCACCGAAGAGGCCCTCCGCGCTGACAGGGATCAGACCACCGCTGCTCTGCCCCTCCCAGAAGGTCTTGCCGTCGGCCTGCAGCTCCAGCAGCTCGACAGGGCCACGGCACAGGCTCAACTTCATGCCAGCGTAGTACCGGTACCCGACGATCTGCCAGTTCGTGCGGCCCGAGCCCATGAATCCGCCCTTGCCCGCCGCCTTCTTAATGGGGCGGTTGGTGAGGTCGCCCCACCAGGTCACGTTCGGGCTCTCCAACTTCACCGTGCCAAAGACGTAGCTCTGGGTGCGGTCCTCCGTGGCCGTGGGGAAGTCAAAATCCGCCGTGCCCGCGGCCTTGGCATGTTCGACCTTGAGCTTGGGCCGCATCAGTTCGCCCACGACCATGCTGGCCGCCCACATGGCAAAGAGAGCCCAGAAGCCCATCAGCCGTCCAACCCTGCAGTGAAGGGGTTCTTCTCGCCCACGAAGGGTTCGCCGCCATAGTTCGCCGCGTTGTTGAAGACGGCGTGGCAGTCCCCCCAGCTGCCGTCCGCACGCTTCCAGACGTGGTCACACCCCCGCACCACCTGGACCGGGTCGCCGACCTTCAGGCCAGGCAGCGGGAACCGCAGCACCACCGACGTGCCGGTATGTCCCACGATTTCCTGGCGGGCATCCAGGCCGGCGTGATAGACCTCGCCGCGCAGCCACCAGCCGTCGGGCTGGGTGCCGAGCAGCGCCGCGGTCAGCGTCAGGCCGTCCGGGCTGAGGGCCGTGATCACGGCGTCGGAAGTCCACCCCGCCTCCGATGCCCCGCAGGCCGGGCTGTAGAGCCTCAGCCCGCAGCTGTAGCCGTAGGACATACGCAGCGTGGCCCGGCCCAGGGCCTTGTCCATGGGGTCGCACTGCAGCTTGGCGCGGGAACCCGTCCAGCTCACCCCCCGCACCTTACCAAGCCAGATCCACTCGATGTCAGTCTCTCCACGGTGCAGGCGCCCCACCGACACCCAGATCGGGCTTCCAGGCGCACCAGCCTGAAAGAGCATCGCAATGGGGAAGTCCCTTGGCACATCGAGCTGCAGGGTGGAGTGCTTCTCCTCTTTGCCCATGCTGGGCGCGTTGCGGCGGATGGGCTGGGGCGTGAAGGTGCCGGCGGCGGTGGTCACCGCCTCGGCATCGCTGGTGTAGAGCCAGCGCCGCCCTCCGCGCACGAACTGGTAGAACTCGACCGGAGCGCCGTCATGCGTCGAAAGCTCGCGTGCAGACAGGCTCACAGCAGGATCTCCTTCACGCGGAAACTAGCCCGCAGCAGGTCGTCCGTCTCCCACACCATGCGGAGGCTGTCCTGGTCCATCCGGACGAAGGCCAGGTAGCTGATGCAGCGCCAGTCCGCGGCCGTGCGCACCTGGCCGAAGGATTGATCCAGGGTGAGCCACTCGGTTCCCGCCGCGCCAGGCGCCGAGCCTGTGATGCGTCGCAATACAGGGGCGCCACCCGCAGCTGGGAAGAAGGCCAGGTCGCGCCTGAGCGCGTGCTGCGCGAGGTAGGCCGAGTAGTGGATGTCCTTGATCTGGATGGTGGTGTCAGCCGCCCCGGCGTCCTGGCTCTGCTCGACGTCCCGGGCGTTGGTGGGCAACCAGAACGGCACCAGGCGGCCCTTGTGGTCCTCCAGGAAATCCAGGAACCGGCTGATGGCATCGCGGCCCTGGATCAGCCAGTGGAAGGGGCGGCTGAACTCCGGCGCCGAGGTGTGGGTGTCGTAGGCCACGATGCCCGTCTCGAAATCCACCGGATCCATGTCACGATCCGCCGTTTCGCCCAGCTCCAGGCTCCAGTCCGGCTCCTCCGTCAGCACCTCGTAGCCCTGGTAGACCGTGAGACCGCTGGCCAGCAGGCGGTTGGCGCCGATGCCCGTGGCTGGATCCAGCGACCATTCCACCCGCACGCCTGCCAGCTGGGTGTTGAAGCGCCGCCACTCCAGCGACCGCGGCATGTGCCCCAGCCGCATGGGCACCACCCGGGTGCCCGCGGGCCAGGTCGCCTTGGTGGGCTGCTTGAGCTGCAGCAGCGAGGCAGTGAAACTGCCCACCTCCACGATCTCCCAGGTGGCCGGGTCAGCCCAGAGCAGCAACGGCTGATCGGCCGCGATGTCCCGGTAGGCCGTAGCGTAGGGGATGGCCGTGGCACCCGCCACCAGGTCCGCCGCCAGCCACGCCTGATCCATCCACACCGGCACCGCGAAGGTGCGCTGCTGCCAGCCCCAGACCAAGCTCTGCAACCGTGAGCCCTGCTGGGCATCCTCCAACAGGTAGCTGAAGGCGAGATTGCGGCGCGGCTTCCCCATCAGCTGGACCCGCTGCTCCTGCCCTTCGTAGGCCCGCATCACGTCGGTCTTCCAGGTGAGCTGCTCCTCGGGCGGCTCTGACCAGTCCGGATCGAACGTCATGGCCACGATGCGGGCCGCCGTCACCGTGAGCGTGGGCTGCTCGGCGGGGAACTGCCAGGTGAACACCGCATTCAGCGCCGCGCTGCCCGCCACACTGATGGACACGTCATACCAGCGGCTCTCCAGGGGGCCGAAGCTGGCGGGGGGCATGGCGGCCCCGGAGACCACGGTGCCATCCGGGTTCTCAGCCTGGATCGCACTCAGCAGCTGGGCATCCGCCCGGGCGTTCCAGACCTCGACCTGGCGGAGCTGGCTGTCCAGGAGGTTGCCCAGCGCGAAGGCCGTGGGGAAGAGGTGGATGTGCCCGTAGAGCAGATCCCGGTAGGACAAGGTCCCCAGACTGGGCACGGGCCAATGCGCCACCGTCAGCGGCCCCGCCGTGGCCCGAGGCAAGGACGCCCCGGCCGACGCAAGCGCCACCACGCCCCAGGCCGCCACGCCCTGGCTCAGCGAGGAGCTGACGCCGGGGCCCTCAAGGGTTGCCCCGAAGTCTTGGGGGGCCACAGAGGGCAAGGCGACCATCAGTTAGACCTGCCTGATAACTGTGCCGCGGCTCGCGGTGTTGCCCGGGAAGGGGACGAACCAGTCGGCCCCCTGCTGGTAGGGCTGGCCCGGCACCATGCCACTGATGTTGGTGGCGTACACATTCGGCAACGTCCCCAGCAGACTCATGCCGCCCGCGTCACGAGCGGCGAAAACCTGCACCGGCAGCAGCACCGACAAGCTATTAAGGCTGTTGCGAGAGCGATCCTGGAGGGCGGTAAGGCTGGGTGCATTGCCACTCACCTCTGAGTAGCCCTTGATGTTTGTATCTCCACCCTTCCCCGTGGTGACACTGGCGCCACCCCCGACCCAACTACCCGTGAAGGCGTCGACATCGGCCCGCACGAAGACCAAGGGTTTTAGGTCAGTCGCATCGCTGTTCGCCCCGAAAACGAATGCCGGTGTGGCGTTGGTGTGCCCCTCTCCACTGATGCCCCCCACCCGGTAGTAGTCGGAGGATGCTGCCAGCCAGGCCCCGCCGGTCCAAGCGCCGGCCTTGATGAGCGACTCCCCAAAGCCCCCCCAACGCCAGACGCCAGGCTGGGTCTGAACATAGATCACCAAGGCCTTGTAGGTGTCGTCGTAGTCCAACCGGTACGAGGTGACAGCTCCAGCAGGCAGCTGCAGCGCGCCACCAATTGCGCTCCCAGCGACGACCTTCACCACACCGGGCTGATCTCGCCAGATCGATGCCGGTGAATAACCCGTGCCGACGTTG